TCCAGTCATACCATCGTACAGCGCCCATCCAACCACGCCAGTACTCTTGCCGTGACGACGACACTTCGACATTTTGATTGTAGTGGTATTCTTGATCTCATCAATAGCATGAACCTTGTTCCGTGTCAACAAGATGTTAATCATACTAGTTTGGAACCACACACCACTACCTTTCATGTCTTCTTCTGCTATGTCGCCGCCCTCTGAGTTAGCAGTCTGGCCACCAGCATTCTTACGAACGTGATGAACATTCAGCCAAGCAAGGGATTTACGCTTCACGCGCTTCACAATCTCTGAGGCGAACTCATCCTCTTCCATGTCGGAAGCTGATAACGCTAAGGTGATCGGGTCAACAATAACGATCTTGCAGTCCAAGCCATCAACCATGAAGTCTATTTTATTCAGAAGCTCATCGCCGTCGCAAGCCCCTTGATGGTCTAAGAAGTGTATACGGTCAAAACTAGCCTTATCTTCCTCTTCGATCTCTTTAACAGCTTCACGCACCTCTCCTCGCATCTTGAGCAACTCTTGAAATGCTTTGAACTCCGAACCTCGATCTCGCTCATCAAAGCTGATCTCATTCAACTGCTCCGACATGTGAACACTTAAAATCCCCTCAATGAACTCGTCAAGAGTCTCTTCAAAAGAGCAGATCGCTATGTTGTAATTTGTCCTCTCTAATGCGGTGTAGATCATTTCCTTAACAAAACTTGACTTACCTACACTAGATGGGGCAGCGATTGTTACAATCTCCCCTAGGGCATATCCGCCATAGGTTCTATCGTTGATATCACCGAAACTCTCAGGGAATGGGACTAACGTCTCCTTACCACGATTAAGGTAGCTATTCCAGCCCTCAGACATGCTGTAAATACCCGCAGGTGAATACTTCTCGGAAGACCAAATACTCGACCAGAAGGATTCTACAGCGCTTCTGCGTGCGCTATCGTTACGGGCATTCTGCCAGAGTTCTGACAAGTCTTTATAGCCGTCTGGAACATCCATAATACGGACTTTACCTACTGGCATAAACTTTACACACTTCTCAACTAACTCTTGACCAGCCTTGTCTTGGTCGAAGCACAGATATATTTCTTCGAACTTGCTGATGTATTCTAAGTTGGTCTTCAAGCCTGCTGCATTAGCCCCGCTTGGCACACTGGTAAAGGCGTACCCTTCGCCTGATTTAGTCTTCTGCGATGACATGCGGTAGCCCGTCAGAGCATCTTCTTCGCCCTCAGTGATGAACAGACGTTTGTGTTTCTCAGGTGTGAAGAGGTGCTGTCCGAAAAGCTCAATACCTTTCTTGGTGTCACCAATCTTACCGCCCTCAAAGTTCTTCAATTTGCCTGCTTTCTTTGGGTCTTCGTGATCTTCTGCGTATCGGCTTCGGATTCGATAACCTACGTGCTGGTCTTCTCGGTAGGTCGGGTAGAATACTTTATCAATGGTCTCGCCATCGCCAGCAATCTCATGCTTGACTCCATAAAGCTCGTAAGTCTCTGCTCGGAGTTTTCGTTCTGCGGAGTCTGTTGTGATGTAATCGTCTCGTACTTCTTCTAACTCAGGTAAATCGTAAAACACTTTAGCCTCCTTCTTTTGGTAACTGCCTGTTGCAGCTTCCATACTATCATAGTCAAACTCTGGTGTCGAGCTTTCGCATGACCAGCATGTAGCTGAGTGGCTGCCATCATCGTGCTGATAAACAGCCATAGCATCTGATGAAGCGCAGTTACCGCTTTTATCAATTGTACAAGCGAACTTACCTATAAGCTCGCCTGCTGTTTTCTCTTCGAACTTTTTACGCTTCTTAGCCATCGTACTCCACCTTACTTCGGACTTCGTATGTATCTTCGAGCAAGAACTGAGCGTAATGGATAACCTTCTTTAGGTCTTCTGCGCCGTTCTTGTCTTCGTGTCGAGTTACGTATTTTACAATGTTTCCTTGGCAGAAGTCAAGCTCATTTGCTAAAATGTATTGTAAGGGTTGGATACCTCGCTTGCTGTAGTGCTCGCCTCCATGTTGCTCTTCAAAAGCTGATGGAAGACCTTCACCACTCTTAACAGGTACTTCAGAAGTGATTGTAGGACTACCATCTTCGTTGCAAGGAACCCAATAACCGTTGTCGATGTACTTTTCGTAAGCTGCTAAAGTAGTTGCCTGCTCCTGTCCGTCTCCGTGGTCAGGGCTGTCCCAGTAAATCATTTGGCTAGCCTCTTCAAAACGGTAAACAATCTCTGGCACCCCATTGAAGTGGAAGAAGTAC